GAATTGTTTTACCATTTTCAGTTCCTGCAAAGTCAAAGTGAGAACGCAGCCAGCTTTCTTTAGGGTGAGTCAGGGCTTCCTCTATCTTGTGAAGTTCTACCTGTAACTTCTGTTGAGCCAGCTTGCCAATGACAGGCTCCATGACATGCCCCATCTGGACAGCTTCTACTTGGGATAAGTCAGGGCGCTCCATACGGCCTTGCTTTGTCAAGATAGCTTCGTTAGCCCTTCCTTGGGCGGCTAGGCGGCTATCGCCTGACCACCAAGCACTGTTACGGGTTTCTGGTGAAAAGTCAGACATTAGTGTTCTCCTCATAGAACTTGGCATCAGCGCCACAAATGTAGTTACGCTGCACTTCTGCATACGGGAGTTCATGCCCGTACTTGGGCAGACCAGTAACTAGGGATACAGGGTGGAGGAGAGTGCCGCCAGAACAACGGGCATACAGGTGATGGGGGTCATCCATCTTGGGGACAAAGTGGATGCAATTTACACAGTATTTAGACATAAGAAACTTTCATTTGATAGTGGGGAACTTCCCACGGGGGAGATTATAAGCCTACAAAGTTATGTGTAGTAAAGTCCTTTCTTGAAAATAAATTGTAAAGTTGTGGAAAAAAAGATACAGGTCATGTGTTCTTACTTTTCAACAGTTGTTCTATTTCATTGAGAATTTCTGCGTACACATAGCTTGTGTAATGAGTCCACTCCTCATATGTCAGACCTACCCACGGGCGCTGGTACATCTGTGTATCGTCATCGTCTAGCTTGTCTAAGGCCGCAGCCTTCTTAGATTGGTAGCCTGTCATAGCTTGCCCCATATCGCATAGGCCAGCAGCACTAAGCCAGTTAGAAAAAAGAGGAATGCTAGCAAACCTCTAAGTTGTATGTACTGTATGTCTTTCATGTTTACCCCTCTAAAAAAAAAGAATGTTACCTACTCTAATCTCTTACCTACTCTAGCCTTCTACCTACTCTAAAACCCTCCACATGGATGGTGAGCAAAGCCTAGCCCTCCCTATCGAAAGAGACTAGCCTTCACATGGACGGAGCCGCACATGCCCGACAGACGTTCGCGTAGGGGTTCTATCTTCGCCGCCCCTGTGACTATCTCAACGCTTACCCACAGTAGTCACCTATCCCTCATGCCTGCCGTATGGGTCACCGACACATGAGCGGTTGCGCGTGGAAAAGACAATAAAAAAGCCGCTTACTGCTGCCCCTTGTAGGAACCCCAAAACAAGGGGAAGAGGCATGAGTAAACGGCTTCAATGTGTCGCTTCCTACGGCAACACGCATATCTTACTTCTTTTTTTTCTGACTGGTCAACTGTTTAACCATGATGGTCATAGGGGATAAGGTAACTGTCACGCCTGCGCGTGGGGCTTTTCGCCTCTTACGCTTCAGCAGCGCGGGACAATTCCAGCATGGGGCAGCCAGTCGCTGGCATACCCCTAGCCCCTCGCAGGGGGTTATCGCAGCCACACTATCAACGGCAAGGCCACTAAAAGGGCTATTAAGGCCACCTCTAGGGCTTTGTGGTAGTCCTGCCCTTCCTCTGCAAAGTTAGGGGCAGGAAAGCGGGGGAATGCTTCCGCAAGTGTGCGAGGGTAACGCCTATGGGTAGGGTTTACCCGTGCGGGGCAGTTAGTCCCCTGTGTGCAGTCATAGTCGCAGCAATTCATGATGTCACCTCTTATTTGTAAAAATAGGATTGTGCTAACAATTCGGCAGCCCGTGGGGTGTGGCCCCAATACTTGCGCCCACTGTATCCAATAACGTACCAGCAGCGGGTAATTGTGCATTGTGTAGTGGTCATGCTGTCACCTTTGATTCAATGCCAGCGATAAAAGAGTGCAGCAGGCCAGCCAGTTCGCGCTTAGGTATGTGACCCGTGGACAATGGGCTAGATACGCCTCCAGCATCGTTATACATGCGGTGCAGGCATACGCCCCCGTAGGCGTGGGAGATATGGTAATTGCCTATTTGGGCTTTCCCGTCTATGTACGGGGCAGCAGGCATACCCGTGATACGGTTTAGGCGGTCAACGATAGCGTCTAAGTGTTTGTCAGTGATACGTTGCATTTTGGAACATCCTATAAAGTTTGTGGCCTGCGATAGTGCAAACCCGTAAACCCTCACGCAAAGGGCTTACAGGGTACGCTATACGGTTTCAGGTTGTTTAAGTTTGGCTAGATTCGCCTCTGCTTCGCCTATTGCTTCATCCATCATGGCATCAAACTGGCCATCAGTGATAAATTCACGTGCATCATCGTATAGGTTTCCTCCTAAGTAGGCAGTGCCAAGCAATACGCCATGTTTGAAGGCCTCTACACGGGCGCAAAACCAGTCGTAAGTGCCATTGTCAATCTTGCGGCATATCTCATTGATATCGTGGCAAGAATCATCAAACAAATCACTTGGGTGAAAATCTTCGGGCCTTGTGCTTAGGACAATGTGAAAGCCACGTGATGAATGCGTGTGCAATTGTGTGTATTGATACATGATGGTACAACCTTTAAACAATGCTATCCGTGATTAGATAGTGACTAGATTATAGTACTATCCTATGCAATTACAATGGATACAATTTATAGAATTGATACTAGGGTTTACCCTTACAGACACCTGATGTAGTAGGTAACTACCTAGGTTATACTTAGACTGTAAAGTCTATAAACATACTAGGTGTTTATGATGTAGGTAATCGGTCTAGCAAATAGACTGATGAGTATGGGGTTTGTCACTCTCCGTTCACCCTACTACTAGGTAGTCTATTCTGCTACCTTGCGTCTACGTTATGACCATTGGGTCTGGGTTGTGACTGCTCAGTCTACATATCCCTACGCTCCGTGTGGCCATGTGAGATGGGTTTGAACCCCTGTGTGGTGTGACCATAAAAATTTAGGTTTCTGGCTAACGTAGAAGTATGCTAGTATCTAGTTATTGGTAGAGAGGAGATTAAGATATGTTAGAGATAAAGAGAGAGAGCGGTTATGCAATTCCTGCTGCAAGGGTTGTGTACGCTTACCCTTATGAGGACATGGAGGTAGGGGATAGCTTTACCGTGCCGGTAGGGGCTAGGGCCAAGGTATTGAACGCTAACTACAGGGCGGGTAAGCGGTTACAGAGGGTGTTTATAGCTAGGACAGAGGGTGAGACTATCCGTGTATGGAGGCAAGCATGAAAGTAGAACTAGACGTTGACCACAAGATTGACTCTGTTGACCTTGTTGACCAGTTAGTGAAGGCTAGGTTGCAGCACATTGCAAACAGTTTAGATTCTTGGAATGAAAGTCCAGATGTAGTAAATGCTTGCGAAGTCTTGCTGGACTGGATGGCAAAGCCGGGTGAGTGATGTCAGACAGAGTTCAACTGGAGATGGCAGAGGCTAGGATGTTGGTGGCAAGCTACTTTGCTGCCAAGCGGACTTACGGCTCTGTAGAGGCTAACAAGTTCCTTGCCAAACAGTTGAAGAAGTTAGAGAAGTATTACGGCAAGAACTCTGACGGTAGGCTGAAGTCTTACATGCGGGTGGTGGTAGATACGGAAATACTGGAGGACGTATGAGGGTAGCGGTTATCACTCCTTACTACAGGGAGGCTTTACACGTTTTGGTACGTTGCAGGAGCAGTGTGTTTGCCCAGACGTATCCAGATGTGCGGCACTACATGCTGGCAGACGGGCATCCCAGAGATGAGTTGCGGGACTTAATGTTTCATGTGGAACTTCCTAGATGTGATGACTACGGAGATACGCCCAGACTAATTGGTTGCGCCATAGCAGATGCACAGGGAGCAGACGCTATCCTTTTGCTAGATGCTGATTGCTGGCTAGAGAAGGGCCATATACAGCACATGGTAGAGGTCATGCAGGGTCAGGATGCCCCTGTCGTTACATGCCCTAGAAACCTGTACAGGCTAGACGGTAGCTTTATGGCTGTGGACACTGAATCAAATGGTATCCACTTCAATGACACTAATTGCTACCTTATCAGGAGGGATGCTTTTCACTTGTTACGGGCATGGGGACTAAAAGACAAGAGGCTGTGCATCATTGATGACCGGGTGTTCTGGGCAACCGTAAAGGACAGTGGTCTAAAGATAGTGAGGTCAGCCCTTGCAACTGTGAACTACCCTACTAGCTTTGCCTTTCACTACAGTCAGAACAAAGAGCCTATCCCTGATGACACTAAAGTAATCATGCAGATAGACGGGGAGTTGACAATGCGAACATACACTCAATATAAAGAACTAACAGGAAAGACAGAAGTATGAACGTAGAGATACACACACTAGCATGGCCTGCTACCCATGTTGATATGCTCAAGTCTCACAGTGATGTCTGCCGCCATCTAGGGTTACAGGTGGGCTACTCTATACAGCAGACTCCGCATGGGCAATGGATGGACAACATCTTGGCTAACAGTGCTGCTGATGTGGTGGGCTTCCTAGACATTGACTGTGTGCCTACCAACAGGCAAGTGGTAGATAATGCTATTGCATACGCAGCAGAGAACAAGTCTTTTGTAGGCATTGCCCAAGCTAGTAATCACATCCCTCCTAAGTCTCACATCTTTGCTGCTCCTGCTTTCTTCTTTATCTGGCGTAAGACTTGGAAGGCTATGCAGCGTCCTACCTTCTCAGAGACTCCTAACTCAGACGTAGCAGAGAACGTAAGCTACGCAGCAGAGATGGCAGGCATACGCTACAAGACCTTGTACCCTACTCACTGGACAGCCATACCAGAAGAGGGTGTGTGGCGGCTGCACACTTATGGGCTGTACGGCATAGGCACTCACTTTGAGGAAGGTGTCTATCACCTGTACCAAGGACGTTTTGAAAAGAACGTGCAGATGTTTGTTAACCGCTGTGATGACATCATAAAAGGAACATTCAGTACAGAACACATGATTGACTGCCGCCTCCCCTTTCACGGCAAGATAGTTCCATGAACTTTAACTTAGACCACTTCTACAAGTTCTGTAGCGAACTCAAGATTGAGACTAAGGAGGAAGGCCTAAAGAAGATGGGCAACCTTCTGGGTACGCAGAAGTACGTCATGGAGGAAATACAGAAAGGGCTGGCAGAGGACATCCACTTCTTTGTTATCTTAAAAGGTAGGCAGCTAGGCATCACTACCGTAAGCCTTGCCCTTGACCTCTACTGGCAGTTCACACACCCCGGATGGCAGGGTACGCTGGTGGCAGACACAGAAGAGAACAGGGACATGTTCCGCTCTACTCTGGGCATGTACATGGACGGGCTACCCAAGGAGTACAAGATACCCCTGATAGCCCATAACCGTAACCAGATGGTTCTGAAAAACAGAAGTCGTATCTTCTATCAGATTGCTGGTAACAAAAGTAGGCTAGGGCAAGGCAAGGCTATCACTTACCTTCACGGTACAGAGACTGCTAGTTGGGGCAATGAGGAGGGACTAGCTTCCCTAATAGCCTCTCTAGCAGAGAAGAACCCAGAGCGGCTGTACATGTTTGAAAGCACAGCGCAGGGCTTTAACATGTTCCACGACATGTACAAGGTAGCCAAGTCTGCCAAGACCCAGAAGGCAATCTTCTGTGGCTGGTGGCGTAACGAATACTACTCCGTAGATGCCAGCAGCAACATCTACAAAGTCTATTGGGATGGCAGGCTCACCCCAGAAGAAAAGGAGTGGACAAAGGACATTAAGAAACTCTACGGCGTAGAGATTAACTCCCGTCAAATGGCATGGTGGCGCTGGAAGCTAAGTGAAGGTATCAAAGATGAATCCCTGATGTACCAAGAGTTTCCTCCTACAGAGGACTACGCCTTTGTGATGACAGGTACTTCCTTCTTCTCGCACAGCCGCTGTACAGAGTCTGCCAAGGTTGCCAAGAAATCATTGCCAGACTGCTACCGCTATGTCTTTGGTCAATCCTTCCAAGACACCGAGGTGCTGAAGTCCACCGAGCGTCTGGGTACGCTCAAGGTCTGGGAAGAGCCTGTTGACACTGCCTACTACGTCATAGGTGCTGACCCAGCTTACGGAAGCAGTGATTGGGCAGACAGGTTCTGCATACAGGTCTATCGCTGCTATGCCAACGGCCTAGACCAAGTAGCTGAGTTTGCTACCTCTGAGATGAACACCTATCAGTTTGCGTGGGTGATAGCGCACTTGGCAGGAGCTTACAAAAACTCTACACTCAACTTGGAAATCAACGGCCCCGGGCAGGCTGTCATCAATGAGATTAGAACCTTGAAGCGCATGGCAGTTAGCATGAACAACAAGATGGGGTCTGACCTGATGGACGTACTTGGCAATATGTCCAACTACCTCTGGCGGCGTAATGACTCCCTTGGTGGGCCAAGCATGAGCATAGGCTTTCTGACAACCAGTTCTACCAAAGAGCGGATGCTGGCTTACATGAAAGACTTCTTTGAGCGTGAGATGATGAACGTGCTGAGCATGGAACTTCTGGAAGAGATGAAGACCATCGTGCGTGAGGACGGGTTCATAGGAGCGCCCGGTAGAGCCAAGGATGACCGGGTGATAGCCTCCGCACTAGCAGTCGTAGCCTTTGCAGAGCAAGTCCAGCCCCGCTTGATAGCCGCTAGGATTACCCGTGAAGTGAGTAAGTCACAGGAAGACTACACGGCAGAGCAGCTATCTGTTGGCAGAAACGTCAGTGACTACCTTAAAAAGATAGGAATGTACGGCTCATGATTGTCCTAACAAAGAAAGAACTGCTGCGGCAGATACAAAAGTTTTGTGCTGACAAGGAAAGAGGCATCTCTATCCCCCTGTTTTGCGAGTTAGCGGGGATACACAAGGAGCATTTCCGGGATGTGTTTGTCCGTCAGTGCGAACCGCTTACCGAATACGTCCAGATGCGGGTCAATAAAGCCTATACGCAGTGGAAGGCAGGCAATGTAAAGGTAATGAGACGCAGGGATTTAACCCGGTATGTGGAGTACAGAAAGACACCAGAACCCCCCATGATGGCGGGTATGGGGTTAAAAGTTACCTCTGACGGGATAAAAATCAAGGTGGGAATGGTCAACCGCCATGATTACAGTGAAACTGACCTTAACGAAGCACTTAGAGGGTAACTATGGCTATTTTGAGAGACTACTACTGCGAATCACACGGCATCTTTGAGGCTTGGGAGCCAGAATGCCCTATGAAGCTATGCAAGGCCGCTATTTCTGTTGTACACCTTAAACCAGTGGGTACAAGGTCTGCAAAGACGGCAAAAACGGATAAAACACTGGAAGGATTAGCCAAAGACTTCCAGATGACCGATATCAAGTCCACCAAAGAGGGTGAACACCAGACAGGCTACCTCAAGCGCAACAACAAGCTAACTGACAAGCAATATGCAGAGGCTACAGCCGCCAGTGAACACTTTGAGAGCCAAAAACAGAAAGAAGGACGGGCTGGTGACTCCGCAATCTGGGGAAATGGGGGTAACATCTCTATGAAATCCGTACTTGGTGGACAATTTAAGTCCGTCATGGGAGAATCAGTAGG